GCCAAATGCGTAGAGTACAATACTGGCAGTTACATAATATGTCAGACGATATGCTCAAAGATATAGGGATGACCCGTGGTGAAATCAAAGACAGGTTCTACAACCAAGAAAAAGTCTGGCGTTAATGCGGCAGGTAATTATACTAAGCCTACTATGCGTAAGTCTCTTGTGGCCTCCGTTAAGGCTAGTGGCAAAGGTGGAAGTCCTGGACAGTGGAGTGCAAGGAAAGCCCAGATGGTGGCTAAACAATACAAAGCTAAAGGTGGAGGTTATAAATAATGGCACTAACTAATCAGAATAAAAAGAAAGTTAAGAAAGTTATTAAGGGTTTAAATAAAGCCTCTAAGCTACACGCAGGTCAAGCTAAAGTTTTAAAAGGCATGACAGGTAAAAAAGTTAAATAACTATGGCAAAGAAAAAAGATCCTAAGGTAGGTACAGGTAAAAAACCTAAGGGTTCTGGCAGAAGACTCTATACGGATGAGAATCCTAAAGATACTGTGTCTATAAAATTTGCTACAATAAAAGATGCTAAAGAAACTATTGCAAAGGTAAAAAGAATAAACAAGCCTTATGCTCGTAAGATTCAAATATTGACAGTATTAGAGCAACGTGCTAAGGTAATGGGTAAGACTGAGATAGTTAAGCTTGCAAAACAGGCAAAGCTACAGTTAAAAAAGCAGAAGGAAAATGCTTAATGCCCTACCTCCAGAGCAATATACCACACTTTAAAGCGTGGGTACGACGTGAATACACTAAGAATATGGAAGAGTATCACGGAGAGTTTCTACACTGTTTGGTAGTAGCCGTCACTACAATGCCAAATAGAACACTCAGCTTCCAAGTAATCTTTACTGGATGCGAGTCTGATGAAGAAGATGACCCTAATGTTCACGGTGGAGCAATGTGGGCTAGGATGCCTTTAACAGCTTTGGTAGCAGACACACGCTATGAGGAATGGCCTGAAGAGTTACCTCCCTATCTGGCGCAACCTTGGGATTGTATGTCGCACACACACTCAGTCTATAAGATAGAACGAGCAAGCCCAGCGCCTTGGATAGCAAAAGTAGATGGGGAGTTTTACCCTGCTAAGTACTACTTCACTGTAGACTATACAGATAATGAAGTGGCAGATGATCCTGCACAACACAAACAGTCTCATGTCTTAGAGTTGTTAGACGCAGGAGAATACACAGGTAACATGGTTGCGTTACCTAATAACAGGGTAAGGGTTACTCACCCTGCTTGGTTTGAGACAGGTGAAGGTGCTCCTGACTTTAGGCCAAATCAGCATACGTTTAATTCTAAAGAGGACGTAGACTACGTTTGGGATACACAAAGAGTTTTTAACAATCTTTATCAGGAGACAGAACAATGAAAATGAAGAAAAAAGGAATGGCTAAGGGCGGGGCCATGATGAAGAAAAAGGGCATGGCTAAAGGTGGAGCTATGATGAAGAAAAAAGGTTATGCTGCTGGTGGTGCAATGCCAATGAAGAAGAACCCTGCAACAGGTGAGATGATGCCTGCCTATGCTATGGATGGCAAAGGTAAGATGAACAAGGGTGGCATGGCAAAGAAAAAAGGTATGGCTAAAGGTGGAGCCATGATGAAGAAAAAAGGCTATGCTAAAGGCGGTATGAAAAAAGGTTATGCTAAAGGCGGTAAGGTTATGACTTACAATGTTGGCGGTATGGTAAAGAGCAGTGGCAGTCTTAACACTGGAATTAAAAAAGCTTAATGGCTTTAAAGAAATCTCAGAAAAGTCTTAAGTCTTGGACCAAACAGGATTGGCGAACAAAGAGTGGTAAGCCTTCTACCCAAGGTCCAAAAGCTACTGGTGAAAGATACTTACCTAAGAAGGCTATTAAGTCTCTTAGTTCTTCTGAGTACGCTGCTACGACTAAAGCTAAACGTAAAGGAACTTCTGCTGGAAAACAAAACGTAGCTCAACCAAAGAAAATAGCAGCTAAAGTAAAACCGTATAGGAAAAAAACATGAGGAACTATCTTAAGCGTATTTTACGTGCAGTACTTAATAGGGCTTGTCCCTGCAACAAATGTGAATGTTCATAAGGGATAAGAACTATGGCTAAAGAAACACTACAGCAACACTTGAATAGAAAACTTAAGGAAAAAGGTACTTCCTTAACAGACGAAAAGAAAAAGGCTGGTAAGTATAAGTCTATTTCTGCAGCCCAAAAAGCAGGTTCTTTATATTATACCGACAAGAACGGCAAGGTTATGGCTGCTGTTTTTGCAGGTGACTTAAAAGAAAAGACTACTAAACCACCTGTAAAGAAACCTAAGGCGTATAGTGGTCGTGGTGGTGGTGCAGCAGAAGTAAAGAAGCGTAACACTGACATAGAGTCTCCTACGATGAAAGCAAAACGTAGGGAAAAGGCTAAAAAAGGTTACCAAACTTTAGGTGATATGCGAGCAGGTGGTAGTAGAGTTCCAAGGCTTATGCCTAAGGGAAGAGCAGCTGTCAAAGAAATTAAAGCTGCAGGTCAAGAAGAACTTGATGCTAGAGCTTCTCGCGCTAAAAGGTATACAAAAGATCAGTGGGATTCTATGAGCCGTGGCAGACGAATTGAGTTGGGGTTACCTGTGTCTGCTAAAGAGGTTAGGGGCGGTAATGCTACATTTAAGGGACAGACAAAAAGAAGTGCTGATCCTCTTAAACTAGCTAGTCCAAAAAATAGGAACTAACTTAAATAAAAGTAAGGACTAATCTTAATGGTACGTCAATTAACAGACAAGCAACAAAAGTTCTTAGACGTTCTTTTTGATGAAGCACAAGGCGACCCAGTTAAAGCAGTCAAGCTTTCTGGGTACGCTGAAGGCACGTCTGCTTCTTCGGTAACAGGTTCCTTAGTAGATGAGATTGCAGAACTAACTAAAAAGTTTATTGCACAGTCATCTACTAAGGCTGCTTACACAATGTTTAGTGTGATGGCTGATCCTACAGACCTAGGAGTTAAAGAGAAGATGCTTGCAGCTAAGGACATCTTAGATAGAGCAGGCTTTACTAAAACAGATAAGGTAGAAGTGAAGACCTCAGAACCTCTCTTCATCCTGCCATCTAAGGAGTCTGATGACTAAAAGAGCAAGTAAAGCAGAATATCCAGATAAGGTAGAGTGGAGGATACCTTTGAAAGGAGAGATGGGTGAATGGTATCCCATCATACGAGTAGGACGACACATACCCTTTGGTTATAAGCAGGACGAGGATGATCCAGATCTTCTTATTCCGATTCCAGAAGAACTAGAACTTCTCGAAAAAGCAAAACTCTTTCTCAATGAGTACAGTGTTAGACAAGTAGCCCTGTGGTTATCTAAAAACTCTGGTAGAAAGATCTCACATGTAGGGTTATATAAACGTGTCCGAATCGAAGAAAAAAGGCGCAGGTCGTCCAACAACTCTAGGCAATATGCCAGGCGGTATAAAGAGGCGGCAACCAAAGCGGAAAAAATCGAAAAGCAACGTATCGGAGGTAGAGCCACAAGAACTATCAACGGACAGCAAAACTGGGAAGACGTTAATCCTTGGGTCGAAGACGAAGACTCCAGCGACAGTTAAGCCAGCGCCTTTCGATGTTGAAGCTGCACAGGAAATTATCTTTGAGCCTAACGCAGGACCACAGACTAAGTTTCTAAGTGCCACTGAACAAGAGGTTCTATATGGTGGGGCAGCTGGGGGTGGAAAGAGCTACAGTCTAGTTGCTGACCCTGTTCGTTACTTAAACAATCCTAATGCTAGGATGCTTTTGGTTCGTCGTAGTACTGAAGAACTAAGAGAACTTATCTCAGTCTCTAAGCAACTATACCCTAGAGCAATACCTGGTATTAAGTTTATGGAGCGAGATAAGACATGGGTGGCACCAAGTGGAGCTACACTCTGGATGTCCTACCTAGACCGTGACGATGACGTTATGAGATACCAAGGTCAGGCCTTTAATTGGATTGGCTTCGATGAGTTGACACAATGGGACTCAAGCTACGCTTGGACGTATATGCGATCAAGATTACGTACTACCAAGGCATCAGGGTTGCCTCTCTACATGAGAGCAACAAGTAACCCAGGTGGGCCAGGACATCAGTGGGTAAAACGCACTTTTCTTGATCCCTCTGAACCAGGAAAGCCTTACTGGGCTACAGATGCAGAAGGTGAAACAATCTGCTGGCCTAAGGGACACACCAGAGAAGGAGAACCACTCTTTAAGAGAAAGTTTATTCCTGCTACTTTGTTTGACAACCCATACCTATCAGACGATGGGATGTACGAAGCTAACCTACTCTCTCTACCTGAGCATCAAAGACGACAATTACTTGAAGGTGACTGGGATATTAATGAGGGAGCAGCATTCCCTGAGTTTAATAGAAAGGTTCACGTAGTAGAACCCTACGACATACCCTCAAATTGGACTAGGTTTAGGGCCTGCGACTACGGTTATGGATCTTACACTGGGGTTGTTTGGATTGCTATAGCACCAGACGAACAGTTGATTGTGTACAGGGAACTATACGTATCTAAGGTTTTAGCTACAGACTTAGCTGATACTATTTTAGAGCTTGAATCAGGAGAGAAGATAAGGTATGGTGTCCTCGACAGTTCTTTGTGGCACAAGCGTGGTGACACAGGACCAAGCCTAGCAGAAACAATGGTTATGAAAGGATGCCACTGGCGTCCATCTGACAGATCAAAAGGCTCACGTGTTGCAGGTAAGAACGAGATACACAGACGACTACAGGTTGATGAGTTTACGGAAAGCCCAAGGATTGTTTTCTTTAGTAACTGCACTAACACAATAACCCAGCTGCCAGCTATTCCACTAGATAAGAATAACCCAGAAGACGTAGACACTAAAGCAGAAGATCACCTCTACGATGCTTTACGCTACGGCGTTATGACAAGACCAAGAAGCAACCTGTTTGACTTTGATTCATCTGATCAGAGAACAGGCTTTCAGGCAGCTGACCCTCAATTCGGATACTAGACTAAGGATCTACTATGGAAGAAGATGATATCTTGAATGAAGAAATAATTATGGATGACGCAGAAGTGTCTTTCATTGAAGATTCTGAAGAGGGGGCTGACACAGACGAATCAGTTGGTTCTATTGTGCAGTACGTTCAAAAACGGTTCTATAAAGCAGAAGAGGCAAGGTACACTGAAGAGCAGCGTTGGATTAAAGCTTACCGTAACTACAGAGGTCTGTACGGACCAGACGTTAGCTTCACTTCAACTGAGAAGTCTAAGGTCTTTGTTAAAGTAACTAAGACTAAAGTACTTGCTGCATACGGTCAAATTGTTGAAGTACTCTTTGGTGCCAACAAGTTTCCAATTAGTATCAACCCTACTGTACTTCCTGACGGTGTACTCGAAGCTGTACATATTGAAACAGACGAAAACATTAAGAAGATGCAGTCTGAAGGTCAAGTCGATATACCTAAACTAGATCCAGGTGAAACATTCCCTGAGTTTCAAGAACGTCTTGCTGGCCTCAGAAGTAAACTTGAGCCTTTAGGAGATAGAGTTAGGGAGGGTGAGGGATCTACCCCAACCCAAATTAACTTCCATCCAGCTATGGTTGCAGCTAAGAAGATGGAAAAGAAAATACATGACCAATTAGAAGAGTCTAATGCACGTAAAGAACTACGTACAACAGCCTTTGAATGTGCACTGTTTGGCACAGGTATTATGAAAGGTCCGTTCGCAGTAGATAAAGAGTATCCTAACTGGACAGAAGAAGGTGAGTACAATCCTACAATAAAGACTGTACCTAAGTGTTCTTCTGTTTCTACTTGGAACTTCTACCCAGATCCTGACGCCATCAACATGGATGATGCAGAGTACGTTGTGGAGCGCCACAAGATGTCACGTACGCAAATACGTGCGCTTAAACGTAGACCTTTCTTTCGTGAGAATGCTATCAATACAGCTGTAGATATGGGTGAGTCCTACACTAAAGAGTGGTGGGAACAGATCATGGAAGACGAAGCTAATGACTCTAAGTCAGAACGCTATCAAGTACTTGAGTTCTGGGGTAACGTAGACGTAGCTCTTCTTAAAGATCAGAATGTAGATGTACCTGAAGAATTAGATGAGTACGATCAAGTGTCTGTAAACATATGGACTTGTAATAATCAGGTTCTACGTCTTGTTCTAAATCCTTTTACACCTTCTTACATACCGTACTACTCAGTTCCTTACGAAGTAAATCCATACAGCTTGTTTGGTGTAGGTATTGCTGAGAACATGGACGACACACAGACCTTAATGAATGGCTTCATGAGGATGGCAGTAGACAATGCTGCTCTCTCA